AAGACTTGGGACAAATGGGTTATCGAACGACGTGGAATATATTCAGTGCGGAAGAAGTTGGCGCACCACACCAGAGGAAACGAGTGTTCATCCTGGGGTACTCCGAAGGAACAGGACTCCCGTGCGGCATCATGGGACAGAGGGAAGAGCAACTTGGGAGAACAGGTGCATGGGATGACAAAGAATTGGGCAACACCGCAAGCAAGCGACCACATCGAGGGAGCGAGAACTGCGAAGGAGAGCAATCAGAAGTGCTTGGGGAGAGACTTGAATCAGATGAAGAATTGGCCGACTCCGACTGCGATGAGCAGACCAAGGAGCGAGGAGACAATGGAGAAGTGCTTGAAGTTTCGCAAGTCGAAGGGCAAGAACTCAGTCCCACTTTACTTGGAGGAGAAAGTACGCAAGGAGCAACACAATGGCCTGCAAGACCAGGAGAAGAGCAATACGAGTGGGAAGAACCAAGAGTCGTGGTTGACTCCAAAAAGCCGAGATTACAGGGATGTGGAGAACCACATACTGAGGACGGGAGAGAATGTGAGAAAGACGGGGCAGAAGTTCTCAGTAGGGTTGCCAACTCAAGCTCATATGAAGGAGTTTCCGAAAGCAAAGAAAGCACAGGCAAAGCTCAATCCGAATTGGGTAGAACAGTTGATGGGACTCAGCACAGGGTGGACAGACTTAGGCTCTTGGGGAATGGAGTTGTCCCCCAAACAGCAGAACTAGCATGGAAGACTTTATGGAAGGAATTGAATGCCACGTGCCACACGAAGTAATGCAGGAAGCATGGTTACGATTCTGGGGCAAGAATCAATTATCCGTGGACTCGCATGGCACAGTGTATCGAACATCGATACCACGCAGAATGCCAAGCAAGGGAAAATTTGACTTAGTAAATTATGAAAGACGCAAAAAGAAAATGTATCCATGAGTTTAAGAATGCTATTCATCGCTGGTCAGAAGAGTCTGACTTGGAAGATGATGAGATTGTACAGTGCATGGTTAGTGCAGCAAAGGAGTATTACAAGGAAGATGTAATAGATTTTGAGTGTGATATGGAACTAGAGGAAGAGGAATGAATATATATACCCCCACAGGAAAGAAGTTAGAGAGTTGGCCATTATGGGTGAGGAGATTAACAGATGAAGGAATGGTTCTTAAAAGTCGGGTCATTGATCTGGAGAAGCAGAATGATGAACTATCCAAAGAGGTGACTGACTTGAAGCATAGATGCTATGATATATGGAAGCAGTTAACTGAGGAACAAGCTCGTAATGTTAAGTGAATGTACCCAAGGGCTACAATCCGATCTTTTGGAGAAAATACGGGCGAGCGATATCCGAATCTCATGCCAAATTACCGAGGTGCAATTACAAAAAGCTAGGGCCACCACCCTTGCAATTAAGCCCAGAGACGTTGGAACGGATAAGGAAGGTTGGCAAATTGGTGAAAAAGAAATCCCGTGTAACTCGCTCGAAGAAGCAATCATCGTAGGGATAGAGATACTTAATCGTGGGTAAAATAACCTATGCAGATGAGATAGACGCACGCTTTGGCGTGCCTTGGACAGATGACTTTAAGTATGTAAAGGGAGAGTTGGAGTGTGCATTATCAGATGAGGAGATAGATAGACTAACTGTACAAGATCCTGTACGTGCAGAAACACTTACACGCTTGCTCCTTGACCAACCAAATAGCGAGAAGGAAGATCCAATCGAATGGGGTTGGACTCTTCCTGGGTGGCGTAGGGTCATGGAAAATTGGAAGGATACAAAGATACATGTTTGCTTGGGTGGTAACAGGAGTTCAAAGACCACCTTCGCATCTCGCCTGCTTGTACACTTGGCACAGAACATACCCGAAGCAGAGATACGTTCCATGCATGTCAGTGAGGAGCGTAGTATATCAGATTCCCAGCGTTATATATGGGATTCCCTTCCGGCAAGGTACAAGAGAAGCAAGAAGAAGAGTGAGAATCATTCACTGCAATATACACAGAAGAATGGATTCAATGCTGGCAAAGCAATCCTGCCACCCACACATCCAGATGCCGAGCGAGGAAGTACGATATACTTTAATAATTACAGGCAGTACATGGCAGACCCACAAATCTTTGAGGGATGGGCAGCCCATTGTATTCATGCCGATGAGGAAATTCCTGAGAATATTTTCAATACGCTATTGGCGAGACTTACAGATAATCATGGTCGCTTAATTCTGACCTTTACTACTCTGCAAGGATACACGCCACTAGTTAATAGTTTACTGAAAGGAGCTACGACAGTCAGGTCAAAGTATAGTGAGTTAATGGATAAGGAACTACCCCTAGAGCAAGTGTCTGCGAATTGGCCTGACTGTCGCATATATTATTTCTGGTCACAGGATTCACCATTTGTGGATGCAAATGAACTTGTGCGTACCTATTCCAAGCAACCACAAGAGGTAAAACTTGCTCGATTATTTGGTATACCAAGTAAGAGTTTTGAAGGAAAGTTCCCAAAATTCCAGCGTGAGACAAATGTAATAGAACATAGCAAGATACCATTCATACTAGACCCATCTGTACCTGTAACACGTTACTTTATCTGCGATCCAGGTGGTAGTAAACCTTGGGTTGGATTATGGGCAGGTGTAACGAAGGACAAGAAGATATACATCTATCGTGAGTTCCCTGACAGTACAATGGGAGCATGGGCAATCCCACACATTAATGGTGCTGGTAAAGCAGTAGGAAAGCCTGGCCCTGGACAACGTCCTCTAGGTTGGGGTTACAGTGATTACAAGGATTACTTTGAAGCACAGGAAGATGGTGAGGAGATATTTGAGCGGATAGTTGACCCAAGAATGGGTGCAGCCACAGTCCGTACAAAGGAAGGGGAGAGTAATATAATTAACACGATGAGTAACATGGGATTTGTATTCCGTGCTGCACCTGGTGTGTCCATAGACTCAGGTATTGCGAAGATCAATGATGCACTATCATGGGATGACACAGAACCAATGACTGACAATAATTGCCCACAACTTTACTTCTCCGATCAGTGCGAGAATACAATATCATCCATGCTTGAATATGCAGGAGAGAGTAAGAGTGATTACTTCTCTGACCAAATTGATTGCCTGCGTTATTTATTTGTAAGTGGAGCAGAACATATCACCCATCGTGACATTCAAGTCACAGGTGGTGGTGGGTATTAGATTGACTACATTAGGTGCATAATGTAGTTTTATGCTACACATGCTCTCTGCATCCGACCCAGAACTATTATACGTATCTAAAGAGCCTGATATCGCCTATCTTGCGGAAGCATACAAGCGTACTCAGAGTGACTTGGGTGAGTGGTTAGATCGCAGGCAAAGAGATTACGATACCCGCCATTGTTTATGGTCAGGTAAATCTGATGACTTTAAGAAGCACGCTTCACAGAGTTCGACAGGTGAGGTATTTCCGTGGGAAAGTGCGAGTGACAGTGAAGTCCGTATGGCAGATGAGTTAATCTCCTGCCGTGTGGCAATGAGCATGAATGCGATTAGACGTGGTCACATTGTAGCCACTCCAACAGAATCAAATGATGTTGAGCGTGCCAATGTGGTCAGCATGTTCTTACGATGGTTAATTAATTCCAAGATGCAAGAGTTCTACCCAGAGGTTGAGCTTGGATTAAACCATCTATTTGAGAAGGGCATGATGGTACATTACTGCTGGTACGAGAACCAAGAACTCAAGCAACAGCAAACCATTAGCCTAGAGGAAATCGCTCAAGTCCTTCCACAGATTGCCGGAGCAATCCAAGATGGAAGTATGGACGAGGAACTCACAGAAGTTTTAAAAACGCAGTTTGATATTAGCAAGTCCAAGGCACGGGCAATGTTAAAGGAAATGCGTAAGGATGGAGAAACAACAGTACCTGTAACACGCCAAGTTGTAAGCAGACCAAAGATCAAGGCACTTGCACCAGATGAGGATGTGTTTTGGCCAAGCTATTGTATAGATCCACAGGAAGCACCATATATGTTCCATGTGGTATCCATGACCCCTGAGCAATTAAGGTCTAAAATTAATACCGAAAAATGGTCAGAAGAGTTTGTGGATGCTGCTATTGAACTAGCAGGGCAGGGCGAGGATACAGATCAAAACATCTATCAGTTGCGTGAGGATGATGAGTTCACCAGAGATAACGAGAATAGCCTTGTTAGAATAGTGTACTGTTATCAAAGACTATTGGATGAGGATAATGTGCCAGGTATTTACTGTACGATCTACTCAAGCCAGATAACAGATTTATATGCCAAGCACCAACTGCTTGACTACTCGCATGGACAGTATCCATTTGTTGTAACCACACTTGAGAAAACAAGTAAGAAACTTTACTCCTCAAGGTCATACCCAGAACTGATTGAAAGTTTACAGCAGGTACTCAAGGCAGAAACGGATGCAGGAATTGATGCACAATCATTAGCAACTTTACCACCCATCGAGTTCCCTATGGGAAGATCACCTGCTAGATTCGGGCCTGGGGTAAAGATTCCATACCGCACACCTGGTGAGGTAAGATTTGCAGATACTCCTCGTGGATCAGTATCCAATGTCGAGCTACGAAGATATATACAGGAACAAGCAAACAGATACTTTGGTAGGAACGCACCTGGTGTAGATCCAATTGAAGCACAGATGAAACAACAGGAGGTGATTGATAAAGTATTTCACCACCTTAAACATGTGCTTGATCAAGTATACTCTCTTTATCAACAGTATGGCCCTGACCAAGAATACTTCCGTGTCACAGGTATGCAGGATATGCAGAAGTATGATAAGGGCAATCCTGGAGAACGATTTGATTTTTACATGCAGTTTGATGCTGCGACACAAGACCCAGAGCAAATGCTTGAGCGTGTAAAAGCAATTGCCCAACTTGGCGCACAACTAGACAAGAATGGTACGCTAGACACTGAGCGATTATTACAGATTGCAGTTGGTCAGATTTTACCGGGGGCTGCGGAAAGTATTATGCTTCCCAAGGAAACCGCATCACAAAAAGCAATGGATGAGGAAAGACAGACCATTGCAGAAATCTATGCTGGTGTACCACCCAATGTTAAACCTAATGATGCCCATGAGATGAAGTTGCAGATATTCCAGCAATGGTTATCGCAACCTGATGTGGCACAAAAGGTACAACAAGATCCTGCCTTACAAGAGCGTATTTCCAATTACCTGCAACAAAGACAGATGCAGGTTCAGCAAAAAGCGAACGCTGAGATTGGTAGGCTAGGGGCAGCACCCACACAATTTGGAACAACAGGAGCAGCATCAACAGGAGGATAAGATTATGCCAATGGTAGGTAAAAAGAAATTCGGATACGGAACTAAAGGTGTGGCGAAAGCTAAGTCTTACGCTAAAAAGACGGGCAAGAAAATGTCCTACAAGCGCAAGAAGAAGTGAGCGTAAATTATCGTGGCGAGCGTTTTAGTGCTTATAACAAGCCCAAGCGGACACCCGGTAAGTCCAAAAAATTTGCAGTCCTTGCTAAAGATGGTGACAAAGTACGTCTCGTTCGATTCGGAGATCCTAATATGTCGATCAAGAAGAACATCCCCGCTAGACGTAAATCCTTTAGAGCAAGACATAAATGCGATGAGAAAAAGTCTAAACTAACTGCTGGCTATTGGTCATGTAAGAAATGGTAATATGAGTCTATACAAAAACATACACGCTAAAAGAAAACGTATAAAAAAAGGTAGTGGTGAGAAGATGAGAAAGCCTGGATCGAAAGGCGCACCAACTGCCAAGGCATTTAAGAAAGCAGCTAAAACTGCACGCAAAAGAAAATAAACGATGAGTCCCCGCAAAAGAAAAACCTACCACGAGATTGACCCAGAGGAAGCAATAACTGCTTTATCCACTTTAAAGAATGACCCTCACTTTAAGAAGTACATCGAGATGCGAGAAGCAATGCGTGAGGAAGTAATACGCCAGCTTCAAACAAAAGCAATCATCGACTGCACAAATCGACACTACATGATGACAGGTAAGCTCGAAGCAATTGATGAGGAACTCGATACCTTCTATAAAATGTAACTTTTGGTTATAATATAGTTATCTAGATACGCCCTTGTGACTTTCGTGGGGTAGGTCACAAGGGCTTTTTTGTTGCCTTTTGTAGCCCTGTAAACTACATTTTGCTACACTAGGCTATTTATGCCTTGATCTTATGGAAGAAGTAATTCAAGAGGTTGACTCAGAGTCCTCTCAAAACTCCGTGGATAGTTTAACGTCTGGTGAAGGTAACCTAACAATGGCAGAACTCGCATCAAGTCTGATGCAGAAACGCCAAAGCGAGGAAACTGAAACCACAACCGAAGAGGAATCTGAACCCGTTGCACAAGAATCTACGGAAGAAGAGGAATTAGAGGATCAGTCTGCTGAAGAGTCGGATGAATCAGATGAGGAATCAGATGAGCCGCCCGTACAGTCTTCAGATGTTCTTTCAAAGTTTAAAGACCTGGACTTGGATTCGTTATCCGAGGAGGAGTCAAAGGAACTCGCCAAGCATCTCAATGCTTCTGCAATCAAGCGGTTTGGAAAACTTACTGCACAGAAGAAAGCGTTACTTGCCGAGAACCAAGAACTCCAGCAGCAAGTTGAGCAAGCACCCGTGCCTACTGAACAACCTGCATTCCTAAAGGATAATGCCTTGCACAATGTCAGTGACGTCAACGCACTTGCTAAAGAAGTTGAGAACCTTAACACGCTCATCGAATGGGCAGACGAAGGGATGGAAAACGAAGTAGAGTACGATGACGCTGGCAATGAATATGTGGTTAAGGATGCTGACAAGACTTACACCAAAGCGGATCTCCGTAGAATCAAAGCGAATGCAAAGAAGATACTTCGCAAAGATGCTCCGGCAAGAGAAGCATGGATTAAGGAACGTCAAGCAAGTGACCAACAAGCAGTTCAAACTTTCGACTTCCTCAGTGATGGAGAGAGTGAAGACTACAAGATGTTCATGCAGGTAAAGCAAAGTCCGCTTTATAAACCATTAGTTGACCACCTACCCAACAGCAACTTTGCACTTGGGCTTATGGTGGAAGGATTAAAAGCAGTTAAAGCGAAACAAGCAAATGCAAGTCAACCAAAGAAATTGAAGAAACCAACTGCACCTGTCGCAAGCACAGAAGCAGGTGCAAGTAAACCAAGATCCGAGGGAAGTAAACTAAAGAAAGCTGTACAAGCGGCTCATGCCAAGTTCGAGAAATCTGGCAATATAGCAGACTACCAAAATTACATAAAACTAAAGCGATCAATCGCATAAATTTAAACTTAATAGGAGGATATAAAAAATGGCTAAGAGTACTACTTACAATACTGCTGGAAATCGTGAAGATCTCACGTCGATAATTTCAGTTCTAGAACCAGAAGCGACCCCGTTCGTTTCAATGATGAAAAAAGGAAAAGCAACAGGAACATTCTTTGAATACCAAGTTGATAAATTAAACTCACCAGAATTTGATGGAGTTTCCGAAGGCGAAGATGTTGGAAACTTTAAGAATCAATCTGCTGACCGGGCAAGAATTGGAAATTACATCCAAAAATTCCGTGATACATTCATGGTGTCTGATCTGCAAGAGATGGTTGACACTGCTGGTGTCGCATCAGAATTTGCAAATGCTGAGTCTAAAGCAGTACGCAATGTAAAACGTTCAATTGAGTCTGCATTCTGTTCTGCACAAGATCGTCAAGCAGACGCTGGAGCAGGCTCACCTTACAAAACACGAGGCATGTTAAAGTGGCTTGGAGTGGGTGGACAACCTTCTGACGTTCCTACATTTGCACAGAATGTTGCTAATGACACAACAGGCACACAAACCGAAGCTACTTTCAATAGTGTTCTTCAAGAACTCTACGAAGCAAACGGAATGCCTGGTGGACAGTTGACCTTACTTGCAGGCCCAAGCCTCAAGCAAGAAATCTCAAACTTCTCACGTCAGCTTGCAGCTACCAACGGAACTTACGTTGTTAACCAAGATGCTGATTCCAAGAAGATAACCTTGTCAGTAAATGTTTATGAGGGCGATTTTGGAAATGTTTTCGTGACTCCTAGCCTTTTTATAAACAGAACAAGCGGAAGTGACACAGTTGACGCAGACGCAGGACTCTTAATTGATCCTGAGTATGTATCCATGATGTCCTTAAAAGCTGAGTCTGTAACTGAGCTTGAGAACCAAGGTGGCGGTAGGCGCGGTTTTGTAGATGTCGTAGCTGGCCTCGCATGCCTCTCGCCTATTGCACATGGGTATTTCAACTAATTAGTTGCACAATAACACTTAAAATAAGGAGATTTAAGAAATGGCTAATACAGCAGTAACATTACCAAGCGCTCGCAAGAGTGTATTATCTAACCAAGAACGCGCTCAAGGGTTTACCCATAAGTTCAAAGTTCTGTTCACCGACGTTGATGAAGGAAGTGGATCAAGTGATACAGTAACTGTAACTCTTGGTGACACACCTACAGACTTCGTTATCTCAAAAGCTATGGTTAATGTAACCACCGCCTTTGCTGGAACAGGAGCATTCGCAATTGAAGTTGGTACGGACGGAGATCCAAACAACTTCATTACTAGCACAAGTGTTGCTAGTGCTGGCCCAATCATTAGTGAGGTTGGAGCAAGCGTTAAAACATTAGCAGGTAGCTTTGCCGCTGCTTCTGATGTGTTGAGCGCAGTGTTCACTAACTCGTCATCCGGATCACCATCTGCTCTTACAGCAGGTGAGCTAGACATCTATCTAGCTATGCATTCCGCAAACGACGTAGGATAAGAAACGTTTAGGATTTGGGGAGTGATCTGCAATGCGGGTCACTCCCTTTTCCACATCAATTTATTATGGCAGAAATATTCATACCTAAATGGGGCAAGGCACAAGGCAATGGTTCACAATTTATGAAGAACCTAGAGAAGCACTTACGTTACGAAGTAGACTTGGAAAAGTACGAGGCAAAGAAACGTGAGATTGAGTGTGGCAAGGAGAACGGTGAAGGTGGACAAGTCGAGGGACTTGGACAATTAAAAGGCACTATACCTGCCCGTGAATATTTCCGCTGGCATCAATACAAACAGGGATGTTGGGGGGATAAAGCATTTACGAATGAATTTTTTCGGGACAACCCACATCTTAAAGCAAAATCATTTACCAAGAAGACCTTCGTAGCAGGAGGTTTTACTAAGCCCAGCTTCGCATGAGGAAGATAGCAGTAAGCACAATGATCACCAACCTGGTAAGTATGGTTGGCGTAGATTCATTCCTTACTGCTGAATCAACTGCTGCTGTACGCAGCTTTAATCGCTTTGGCAAGTTGGCATGGGATCGCACTGCATGGCCATTCAATTCAGTCATCTCACAAATTATACCTGACCTTCGAGTACGAAGCGTACAAGTAGGTAGTGGTGGCGCAAGTTACACATCTGCACCAACTGTTGCTTTTAGTGGTGGAGGAGGAAACTCTGCGGCAGCAACTGCAACTATTAATGCAGATGGAGAAGTAAACGGAATCGCAGTTACAAATAATGGCACTGCATTCACAGGAGTACCAACAGTTAGTTTTAGTGGTGGTGGTGGAAGTGGAGCAACTGCAACTGCAAGTATGCTTACTTACATTGATTTTGGCACAACTATTAGCGAGATATTCCGAGTCACTACTAATGACCCATATGGTACAGCAAGCACATCAGAATTAGCATTTAGAAACATACAGGATGCAAGTGGTAGCTCGGAGTACGGAGAAGCAATTCTACCTGACCAGGCAAGCAACGCACCTGTATGGGTACACTACCGGGCAGGCTTTCCAGAATATGCAAGCGACTCAACAGTATTCCCATATGTATTTAGCGAATATGCGACTGTGGGGGCGTATGGGGACTGGTTACAGAGTGACGGCCAAACCGATAAGGCGCAAGTAATCTATCAACAAGCAGAAGCAATTTTACAAAGTGAGTTGGACAAACTTGAAAGACAGGAAGGTCAGACTCAACCAATACAATTTATAACTTACGGAACTACAGCAGCAACGTCTGCATAACGAAAAAACATTATGGCATCTACATCAGAATACAGAGGACTTGGACTAAACGGAGGAGTTTATATTAATGATACCGCAGTTCACACAGGTAAATTCTTTGCGATCCAAGCAACAGAGGATAGTGTCCTTGCAGCACAAGCAAGTAACATAGTTAACCTGGATGACATTTGTCATGGTCAGGACGCAACTACGCTTACTGCTGGCACAGTCTTATACGGAAACTTTACTAGCATTGACTTACAAAGTGGTGCAGTAATTGCCTACAATATTTAATGGGATACTCCTCCATAGCGATTGGACTTGGACTAGGTGGAGGTAAGTCTGCGACTAGTAATGGCAGGTTGAATGTTGCCTCGGAAACCTTCACCACTGCGACATTATCCACGACTGACAGCTATGCACTTTCAGTCAATAATACTTATACCCTAACCGTTCGTCCTAGCACGGCAATTAGTGCGGGGGATAGTATAAGCATAGTTGGGCTTACAGGCTCGACAACAAGCGATAATGGATCACTCACAGTTGCCGGAACAAATGCCGCAGTATTTGGCTCAAGTGGGGCATGGACACAGTCGAGTGGAACTTTAGTTTTAACTGTTGCTGGCGGTCAAAGCATACCCACAGGATCAGATACAGTTATTACATTTGTACTTGCGAATCCAAGTTCTGTAACAGGTGGGGTTTCAAGTGTTACGCTAACTTCAAGCGGATTTTCTGCATCTAATTTAACCGGTACATTCTTAAAAGGTGTCGCCACCTACAATGTAACAATAAAAGACACTGAAGCTAACATTCTTGTTACTACACCAAGCAATCCAAGCGGAGAAGTGACTAATGCTTACGGCACGGACACTTACGATCTGTATGTTTATGACGGCAGTGCTTGGTACATTTATAACAACGATACACCAGTCAGCGTAAGCTTTGATGGTACGGATGACTCTATTGCAATAAGCTCGACTCCTACCTACATAACTCAAAGTTCAGCGTTTAGTCTTAGCTTTTGGATGAACCCTTCGGGGTATGGATCAAATGGCACTTATGCTAATGTGTTAGCTTTAAAATCTGATTTTAATAGTAAGAACTTTGCTATTCATATAAATAACAACACTGCGGGTTATGCAGGTATTAGCTTTGGGATTACTGACTACAGCACAAACACAGCGTTTTACCACACAACAGGAGTTACAGGAAATACTTTACTGAACACTTGGTCTCATGTGGTAATAACATATGATGGAAGTGGTTTAGGAACGATAGGAAATTGGAAACTTTACATTAATGGAAGTTCTAAAACTATCGGTACTGGAGGTGGTTGGTTCGATAGTGGTACTCCCATAAACACAATAGGAAACTATCGCAGTTATCATTATGAGGGACTGATTGATGAGTTAGCAGTTTTTAATTCAGAATTATCATCCTCAAATGTAACCTCTATCTACAACAGCGGATCACCAACTGACATATCATCTTTCAGTCCTGTAGGATGGTGGAGAATGGGAGACAATGACGGAGGAACAGGAACTACTATAACAGACCAAGGTAGTGGGAGTAACAACGCAACATTACAAAACGGTCCAACCTTCTCAACCGATGTACCTTAATAAATTATGAGCAGAAAATATGTAATAATTAATGCGGACGAAGTAGACTCCGTTGATTTCAGTCAAGTCGATGAGACAAGTGCAGATACAGTTAGATACTCACTCGATGGTAGTAAGACTTTTGTTAAGTTTGATTCGGACACAACACCTTCATTCTTGGAGGGTAAAACACAATACATCCACTCAGAAATTCTAACAATTCTAGCAACACCTGAGTGGACAGACCCAGACCCAATTATTTAAATTATGAGTACTTTTAGCACTTGCACATCATTCACACGTCCTGGTTCTCCAGCAAATGGAGATGTATTATTTGAAACAGACACTAAGAATGTTATCCTTTGGGACGGTTCTAATTGGAGGGGGTATAACAATGATGGTATAAACTTCGGAGCGAATACGAAGAGCTTTGCACCTGATGGTACTGACGATCTATTAACAGTAGCTAACAGTGGTGTCTTTACATTTGGTGACGGCACTAACGATAGCCCATTTAGTATGTCGACATGGATACGCACTGCTAGTTCGCCAACAAGTGGAGATGGTACTAGATTTATCACTCAAGCTGACCCCAGCGGTTCAGGTATAGGAGTGTTGTTTTCGATCAATAATGGCACAAGTAAGTTTGAGCTACAAATTCGTGACTCATCAAACAATTGGATCGGTATCGACAGTACGGTAGCAAGCGGTTCTACATGGTATCATGTCGGTTGTACTTACGATGGTTCAAAATCTTACACAGGTATTAAGTTATATCTGAACGGAAACTTAGAGACTAGCACTTCAAATATTAGTAGCGGTTCTTACTCAGCGTACCTTAATGGAGGCTATCAATTAGTAATTGGCGGATTGCTATACAACACTACTACAAATAAGTATAACCCATCGGGCACTCTTCAAGACGACGTAGCTATTTTTAACACTGAGCTTACTGCTACGGAAATGACAGGAGTTTACAATGGTAATTACAATAGGAGTAAACTTATTTCATTGTACCGATTTGAGGACAACACGAACGACTCGTTTGGTTCAAACAACGCAGTAGCACCTAACGGAATAACTTACTCTTCAACAGTTCACCCATAATGAAAACATATGTTATATTAGACACTGCGGAGATAAGTTCTGTAGACTTCAATCAAGTGTTAGAAACCTCAATAGATTCCTTGAGATACTCAGTAGACGGCAGTAAGTTCCTACTCAAGTACGAAGGCGATACGCCTAGCTTTTTGGAAGGTAAGACCGAGTACACCCACTCTGAAATATTAGCTATATTAGCTACTGACGAGTGGATTTCACCTGACCCTATATAATGGCAACTGACGAAAAAGATGCGATAGGCGAGAACTCAGTTGTGAAGGCAAATGTTGCTTTCATGTTGAAAACTATCAGTGCTGTTGCTCTTGCGGTGTACTCCTTTGTTACCATTAAATCCGACATTGACGATCTAAGAAATGAGAATGTGCGCATCCACCACGAGGTCGATATGAACAGCGAGTTCAGAGTCAAATGGCCAAGAGGAGAGTTAGGTGCATTACCTGACGATGCCGAGCAGAATATGAGACTTTTATTCCTAGAGAAACAAGCATTAAAACAAGACGAATTACTTGAGCAGTTAAGGTACGGGGGAGCAAGGTGAAATGGAAGTTAGCCATTATATGTTCGCTGGTCTTGGGGTTGCACTATCAATCCTCGCATTTTTCATCAAGCGTAACAAGTGGGAGATTGACGACATGAAAGATCGAGTTCGTCAAATAGAAATAT